TTATTCCTGCGTAAGGTTCAACATCGGAATGGCGCCGTTCGGCAGCATTGTCGTGGGAAGTTGTCCGTTCCACTTTTCGGCCTGTGTGAGCGAAACCAGACCTGGGTTATCGCGCAATGCATCACCACGCGCCTTGATGGCCTGAGCCTCAGCGTCACCCTTCAGACGAATAGCTTCTGCATCAGCTTGTGCCTGAAGCCTCACAGAATCAGCCTGCGCCTGCGCATCTGCACGGCGGGCGTCAGCCTGCGCATTAGCCTGCGTCACGGTAATTTCCGCCTGCACCTTTTCACGTTCTGCATTCTGACGCAGACGCTGAACTTCGACCTCAGCAAGCATACGCTGCTCAATACTAGCCTCGTAGGCATCAGAGAAATCAATATTCTCGATCTGCACGCTATCGATGATGACCGGACCGCTTACGCTTTTCTGGATAGCGTCTGCGATTTCCTGATTAAGGCGACCGCGCTCCTGAATGGCTGTTACAGCTGCGAAGCGACCGAATACAGTCTTACTTTCCTCGAACACGCGACGTTCAACCAAACGCGACAGAAGTCCATCTTCACCGCCATAGGTGGCATAAACTTCTTCAACGCGGTCCGGCGGAATACGATAGTTGACCGAGAGGTTCATCGTTGCTGGTTGCTGGTCCCGGCTATAGGCCTCCATGCCGTTATAGATAGCTGCCTTGGATTGGACCGAAACGCGAACGACGGAATCTATCAATGGAATTTTGAAACCAAGCCCCGGCTGTGCAACGCCGGCCACGGCTCCATAACGCAGAATGACGCCACGTTCCCCCTCGTCGACAGTATACCAGGACCCCAGAACGACACTCAAAATGGCTAAGCCGATAAATGCGGCAATAGCAGTTGGAATATGACGCATATCATCTCCTGTTACGCTTAATTAATAAGTGCTCAATAAGCGCAAAACTCAGAGAATTGAAAACAAAACGAAGCTTAATGTTCGAGTATCGACAACTATTTTGATCTTACTAGATCTATTCTAATCAAGCAGAACCGATATTAACAAAATTATCAGAAATGCGGCGCGGAAGCACGTCGTACATAATGCTCTGGAATATTGTTAAATCTGTACACACTATGTGATTCAAATATTATTTCCCTCTTATATTCAGCCGGTTATAGGGAGTTGTCTAATATAACTATGACTAGTCACGAGGAAAGAACAATGAAAGCATACCTTCTCGCAATCGCTGTTGTGATGGCCGCTGCTTCACCTTCGCTCGCCTGCACAGCTGAAGACGTTACTGCAAAAGCGACAGAATTTTCTACAAAGATGCAGGAACTGGCAGCAAAGGACCCTCAGAAAGCAGCTGAAGTTGCTCAGAAGCTTTCCGGCGCGCAGTCGCAGCTCGCTTCTGATCCAACGAGCGCCTGCAAAGTCTATGATGATATGATTGCTGAACTAAAGTAATTATCTGAATGGCGGCGTTCGAAATATGGATGCCGCCATTATACTGAAAGCTAGAAAGTTAACTGCACATCCAGTGCCTTTTCGCACTCGGTCAAATCCGCGCCAAACTTGGTCAAAGTGGCTTCGTAGTCAGGCTCTTGCGTGCTGTCGCTTTTAATGTAGCCAGCAATTGTATCAATAATATCTTGAAGCGAGCTGGCTGCCGTATCGCACATTTTATAGGTTTGATAGCCAGCCTGGTCTGTACTGTTCTGCGCTATTTCCCGCCATTCCGATTGCGCTTTTGCAACAGGTACTTTTACCTTGTCTTCCATCTCGACACCGAGAGCTTTTGATCGCCCTTCAGAATTTTCGCCCAGTTCGATATAGGTATAAAGCCCATCAACCACAGTTTTTCTGAGTTGAAGCGAATCCGTTTTTGCATCGGCAAGCGCCGCAGAAACCATCAGAAAAGGGATCACGCTGGTTAAGGCTGCCTTGCTGGATAAGCGCACGTCGAACTCCTGCTAAAATACGTTGGGCTTTCTTAAAGCATACTAGATTGGAAGCCGGAACCCGTTTTGCAGGATGCATTCGCAGTTCTGCTCATCACCTACTTTCAGATCTTTACGGAAAATAGCGACATAATCGGCTGATTCAGCCGATTTCAAAGATGTGAATTATTCCATATTCGTTGTTTAATGCCAGCTGCAGAGAGCTGGTATTAAACGGTGGCTTCAACCACGCTTTTTGGCGCGAGACAGGCCAAAAAGCCCTGAAATAAGCAGTGCTACGCCCACACCCATGATACCGTAACCAAGAGCGCCAGAGCCGATCTCGGACTGGTTGGCCGACGCAATGGCCGTGGCTGTATCAGACGCACCAGAGCCATTTACCCGTGCATCAATCATCGCAACGACGCCCGGTTCATTGCATTTGGATATAAATGTTTGTTGGGCTTCGGCGCTATCTTTGTAGAGGTTCTTGACGTTTTCCTCACAGCGCGACTGATCGGCCGGTGAAACACCCGATCCGCTGGACTGGAGATAAAACCCGCCACCCAAGAGTATTACTCCTACTACAGCCATAACGGCTGGTGCACCCGCCACACTTTTCTTAGCCATATTACCTTACCCTCTTAAAGTTGGGCGTAATAAAACCTGAGTCTTCTAATGAGACAAGGCGCGAGCGCTCTTGGAGCAACAATAAGAATTAGGAAAGTTAAAAGTAACGGCGTCAGCGCAACGAAATCCGTAACGAATCTTTGTAGGCTAGATCCAAATGCGAATTTCGCATGTGACCAGAAGGTTCAATGAACCTGTGAGCATCACCTAAATTTACGCTAAGTCATTGATTATATGGCGCACCCGACAGGATTCGAACCTGTGACCTCTGCCTTCGGAGAGCATACGGAAACGATTTCTCTTAGTTTCGCAAAATTTCTTTATTCCGCTTTATTCCATCGTTTTCAATAACTTGCAACCGTACCCTGCCGTAACGTGTTTCCGGGCATCTTCACGTTTTTCCATTTTCGTGGTGAGTATTTGGTGAGTAGAATCGCTAAGGCAGGGGTGAAATGGCGAAGCTTACAAAGACGATTGTGGATCGCGCAGATCCGCGTGAGAAGCAATATACGGTCTGGGATAGCGATCTTAAAGGCTTCGGTTTATTCGTCAATCCGGCTGGCTCAAAGACATATTTCGTCGATTATCGCACTCCTGAAGGCAAACGCCGCCGTATGACAATTGGTCGGCACGGAAGTATCACGACCGAGCAAGCCCGCAAACTTGCCATCGAAACTCTTGGCGGGATTGTTTTGCAAAAAGAAGATCCACTGCTTGAGCGACAAACACGCCGCAGTTCGCTGACGGTGACAGATTTATGCGACAACTATCTGAAGGCTGCGAAAAAGGGCTTAATTCTTGGTCGCTCCGGTAAACCCAAAAAGTCATCGACCTTAGATACGGACACAGGCCGGATCGAGCGCCACATCAAACCGCTTCTCGGTAAATCCCTCGTCATTGACTTGAAGAGATCGGACATATCGAAATTCATCAGAGACGTGACCGCAGGCAAGACAGCCTTCGAAGGGAAATCTGATAAAGCGAGAGGGAAAATAGTGGTTTCAGGCGGCGCAGGAGCCGCCGCTCGCACAGTAGGTCTATTAGGCGGCATCCTGTCTTATGCCGTCTCAGAAGGGATCATTGAATTTAATCCAGCGCAGGGCGTTAAAAGACCGGCCGACAAACGCCGAGAAAGGCGACTGGTCGGCAGTGAGTTCAAAGCCATCGGAAAGGCGCTGAGCAACGCCGACACTGTTGCATGGCAGGGCATAATCGGAACTAAGCTGCTCTTGTTCACAGGCTGTCGCCTAGGCGAAATCGTCAAGCTCCGATGGGAAGAAGTCAGCCTTGATGAGCAGTGCTTTCGGCTTGGCGACAGTAAAACCGGGGCGTCTATCAGACCCATCGGAAAGGCCGCTGTTGAAGTGTTGAAAGAAATTCGGTCTGACCGGGCAACGGGATGGGTACTGCCCGGTATAAGAAATCCATTAGACCATATCGGCTCACTAGATGATTTGATCGAAAAAATTATTGCTATGGCCGGCCTAAATGGCGTCACGGCACATACGCTTCGGCACAGTTATGCATCGGTCGCTGCTGATCTAAATTACTCCGATAACACTATCGGAGCTATTATCGGTCATGCAGGTAGCGGCACAACAAGCAGGTACACTCACCGCCTCGATACCGTTCTTGTGGCAGCCGCTGACATCATATCAGAAGAAATAAAGCGTCAGTTGAGCTAAGCGCGTGCCCGTTGAGTAAGGGCAGTCGGCGTGCAACCGCACCTCAGAACACGTCCGTAAATTCAATTGGATAGGACGGAAAACAGCATTCTGTGTATCACATAAAGTGACACGAAAAGTAACGCTTTAAACGCGCCATTAAACCCAACCTATAGGCATAAAAACAAAAACCCCGCCGAAGCGGGGTGATGATTGTCAATCAAGGCGGAGAATTAGACCGCCGCCGCTCATAGTCTTCACGAGCTTGCATTGTTGCCGTAAGAGCCGCGACAGCGTTCGAGATCCCCACCATGCTATCCTGCATACGGTCGAGCCGCGTTAGAGCATCATTCTGGAATTTGGCAGCGGTTGCATCCGCAGTAACCTGTTTCGTTTCCACTATTGTCAGTCGATCATTGACCTTGGCGGACTGATCAATCGCAGTCGTCGCTGCCTTTTCGATCCGGTCTATACGCGAGACCTGAAAAGCAATGGCGTTTTGATTGGCGGTCTCTTGTTTCTCGAATCGGCCATCTAGCCAGTTGAGACCGAAATAGACTACCAAGCTAGCCAGTGGCAGTGCCATCGCCATCGACAACCGAGCTACGGCCCGAAGAATGACGCTGTCGGCAATTTTCTGAATACGTTCACCCGTCATGGTATTATACTCCATCACTACCAACAGCCCCGCTTCTTTCCATTTTCATCATTCCCCTCGACGCGTTCAGCGGCTGGACGATCCACCTTTGTCAGTGCGATTAGTCCAGACGCGCTGAGATTATTCTGCCGCCACCCCGCGCAGCTGCTCACAGTCTGCGGATTGCATGCCGCGACGGCGAAGAGACACGACACAAAAATCAAAGTCCGACAGAGAACGTAGCTTCGCATCGTCCTTCACCCTTTCGCGTTCAGCCTTGATGTCAGATTGCAGTTGCTCGGTTTTGGCTTGCTGGCGACCTTCGCGCTTGCCGAGTAGATAGCCACCGCCCGCCATGATGCAGGCAGCAACGATTCCGGTGAGAAGGTATTTCAGCCAGTTCGGGATTAGCGCCCCGATCATGATTTGATCTTTCGATAGATGCCCCAGAGAGTGAGAGCCAGAACAACACCCCCGACGATGATACGCGCCCACTGGCCGCTTGTAAGACTGTCTTGCTGATCGACAATGGCCTGTGTGATGTCTGGTAGGATCGGGCCGACCGCGCCGCCAATACCTGCAGCACCGGCACCACCGATTGCAACAACGTCAGTTTTATCCGTCGTTGTAGTTGCTGCGACGGTGTTTGATGAAACGAAAGCACCTTTGGCCCATAGACCAGCTTCTGCTGCGCGGCGGTTAACAAGCCCCTGCACAGTTACTTTCTTTCCGGTCTTCGGATCAGTTGCCTTTACCCATCTTGCTAGCTCGCCAGGTACTGCGCTGTAGTCGCCTTTGTTCAGCTTCTTAAGCAATGTCGATGAATGCAGTTCGCCTGTGTTGAAATAGAACGAAGCGAGCACAGCGAACTGATTGTCAGAAAGCGGCACCTTGACCAGACGTTCAACCCGCGCCTCAAACTTCGAGAGATCAGCAAGCAAGATCCGCTCTGCTTCTGTTTTGGTGATCGTCATACCAGGCTTAACTTGTGGCGATCCAGCTGCGGATGTATGGCCGTAACCTATCGTCCAAATACCAGCCACGTCTCTATAAGCAGTCAGCTTAAGCCCTTCCCATTGCTGGATGAGCGAAAGCCCCGCCGCGCTGATGCGTCGTGTCATTGTGTTTTCCTTTCGGCAAAAGAAAAGCCCTGCGATTGCAGGGCCTAGATTTATGGGTAACGTCATCCCACCGCACTACGCGCTCCCAGCGCGACGGGGATAAACCGCTCCTGCTGGAACGGTCTTGTGTTTTACGTTTTCCTAATATTGTGGGATGATTGCAAAGCGCAGGTGAGGTGTGACAATCAATCCAGCGTAGCCCCGGTACGCGCCCCCGCTGCCGGGGCATTCTTTTTGGCTTAAATATACCTGAAATTGGGGAGTGCTTTCCCAATGCCTTACGTTAGATTTCACAGGCACTTTATAGGCGGGGATCGCTTGGCGTGCCACCCCAGATCGCCCGCCCGCATCTGGGGTTTTCAAATATCAATATCCAAGAAGCCTGTCGAGATTGGGCAATTCGTAGAATGCGAGCTGCTACTTTACAGGGTGCTTATGGTTCAGGCTCAAATTGTAACCAGTATTATCCGCTTTTATCCGCGCCCTTATTCACAAAAAACTAGGCACTTCATGCAAGCGATGATGGCAATCTATCAAGCAGCAATGATTATGCAACGCTCCTAATCGATACATTCTGCGTCTCAATATGGCGCAGTTCATGTAAAGCCGCCCCGAAAATTCAAGGCGGCTCATAAATTCTGTTGCAAATTAAATTCGTTTAAGATCGTCGTGCAAAGCGGTTTGCTATGATCCGACCATAATCATTAGCGGGCTTTTCCCAAAAGCGATAAATTACAGCCGATAACGGAATGACAATAATTAACGTAAGCGCTACAGCCGCGACAAAAGTCACTATAAAACCTAACTCCATCAACTGCATTCGCTTGTAGATTGGGAATAGCAAAACTATTATTGGGCTGTGTAAAAGGTATACGGAATAGCTAATCTCTCCTAGGCGTGCTGTCCACTTATTAACAAGTAGTCCGAAGGGATTGAGGCCAATGCCCACCACTAAACAGGCAAACATAACCCCCGTCCAATGATAAGAGTCGAAGAATGCAACCTTCTGATTAACAATCGCGTAAAACAGTACTACGGCTAACAAAACCAGTGTTATTCCGATGGATTTCCTATTTTCATTTTCTTCAAGTTTCGGGAGCCAGAAAAAAGCAACTAAACCACACATGAAAATAGGGAGGCGATTGAAGATCGAATACATATTATAGTTTGCAACGTCCGTTACGAAGAGCGGCAGCACTGAAACAAACATGCTTGATATAATGATAGTTGCTAATACACCGCCGATTGCTAACCAAATGTTTGTTATCCGGGCATAAAGGAACGGGAATATAACGTAGAACATCATTTCAACGCCAATCGTCCAGCCAGCCAACACGACCGATGTTTGGTAGCCGTGTCCAGGTATTAGGTTGAAGACGAAGAATACATTGGCCAGCACCGACTTCCAAGTATATTCGAAACCAGCCGGGTTAAAGAATGCCGAAACAGCGATCATTAGATAAAACAATGGAGCGATACGGAAAAATCGTCGCAAAGCGAATCCAATTAATGGACGTTGCTCCTTAGCGTGACCTGGCATGCTTAAGCACAATGAGAATGCGCTTACAACAAAAAATAGTTCAACTCCCATCGCGCCCTGTTTAACGTAAAGGCCTACCCAGTCAGGCAAGATAAAATTTGGCTGCGGCATCATGGCTACATGAAGAACGAGCACCCAAAGCGCGGCAAAGCCTCGTAATGAGTCAAGATATTGTATTCTGCTGGTTTTTTCACTAACTCTGGTCATCGTTACTCGCTAAAAGTGCGCGGCAAGACATCGCGAAATGTCGTTTCATTCTGTGATGGCCGCTATATCTATTGGGATTGCGCACGGGAAGCAACACATGGGCGTACTGCCTTTAGAAGAGGGGAAAAATCCATTGAAAGATTCGCTCGACGTTGAATTTTTGTTACTGCTAATCGATGAAAGTTGAAACACCTTGGCCTGAGCCACACGCACTTATAATTTAACTCGCATAATGATTATAGGACATCGTGAAGTGAGATTTTGGCGAATTAAGAAAGATGATAAATGAATAACTCGATTTTTAATTTCAGTCTGAATATTTGGCGTGCGGCTTTGAATGACTGTACAAGCCAGCGCCATTAATTAGTCTTTAGCTTTGTAGAATTTAAGTGGAATTACGGTCCACGACCTATACCTAATTAAAACGAGAGGGTTAATGCAGCGTTATCACAATCTTCAGGCTATGCGCGGCATCGCTGCAATGATGGTTTTCTTTATTCATTCTATTGCCATGCCAGAGAGCATAGGAGTGGATTGGGCAGTGCCCTTTGTATCAAAGTACGGCCCTGCGGGCGTCGATATTTTCTTTGTTATTTCCGGCTTCGTCATTGCTATGGTTGCAAATGCTAACGGACAAAATAGCCAAGACAGAGCAGTAGCCGTAAGAGAATTCACTACCAAACGCCTAATTAGAATTTACCCCATATACTGGCTTGTATTGATTTTAGCGACAGCCGCTTCAGGATATATTTTTCTGGCTCCCGCAAGTGTACCAAATAATAATTTCTGGGCGTTATTCTTTCTAGTCGAGCCAAGCAATAATAAAATTATGGCTGCATGGACATTAGCTTATGAGATGTACTTCTATCTCGTAGTTGCATTAATTCTGTTCATAATACCTAAGAATGTTTTCAAAGGACTGTTAATATGGTCGATATTAAGCTTCTCCGCGATTTGTTATTTATCTTTTACGGGAAGCCAACTTGTATGGGCACAACCGTTTAATCCGATACTGATTGAATTTATTCTCGGAATTCTGTTAGCCTTTATCATTAGTAGGGGTATTACAGCATATCCAATCGCTTGCATTGCAACTGGCGTTATACTTTTCCTGATTGGCGCTGAGGTAAATTACAATGTCGGGAATTGGGAGCCATGGTATCGAACCATTTGCTTCGGACCAGCTAGCGCACTTATCATTTACGGCGTCCTTGCCGCTGAAGTCCGAACAGGATGGATATTTAGCCAAAAATGGCGAACAGTTGGGGATGCGTCTTACAGTATCTATATTTGGCATCAACTCCTTTTCTATTCATTGTTTGCAGTGAGCAAACACTTCGGCATCATTGGCAATGTGTCGCCGGTGCTAATGGTGCTGGTGTGGATGGTTCTTGTGCTTGGTTGGTCAATCCCATTTTACTTTTTTGTCGAAAAACGGGTACTATCCTTCTTAGAACGAACACTAGTAAAGGGCGTCAACGCACGCGCCATAAAAAGCAACAACTGGGCAACTTCCTACAATGTCGCATTCTTCGCCACGGTAGCAATGCTACCTTTGTTTGCCCTGATCTATACTAATTATCCTGCTCGATCCGAAACAGACAATAAGGTCATCGCTTCTTGGCCCTCCTCAGCGGGCGTAGACAATAACAATTTTGTTGGAACTCCTGATGTTTCATCGCCAGCTGGCATTAAGCTCGGTTCTTTTTCCGGATATCGTACTGTGCGAATTTCGATAACTAACAACCAAGCTTCTGCGCTTTATGTCGGATACAAGAAGAATGGCGAGCAAAAAGAAGGATGGCATAATTTTGGACCAAACGGCATCCTGTCTTTAGACATCGAGGGACCAGTGGATGAGAATATTATCTGGTTAAACCGGGACGCCAATCTTCCATCTTTCAGTTTACGAATGGTCGAAGTCGTCGGCGGATAGGTCAGAAAAAAACCTCAATGCGTTATATGGAGGCCGCGTTTAATTTCGCGGCCTTTTATCGTTGGGGCGATAATCACCTCATTGCATCTTCGACTCTTAAAATTGCCTCATCATCAGAGAAGTCCAGCTAGGCGATCCATGGATGATGGATGAACCAGTATCTCCTCCGCGTGCATAAAGTTGGTAGATGTCCCCACCGGCGTTTGCCACATTGACGATGTCCAAAGCCATCACTGAGACAGTCTTCCTGTTCTGATTTGATGTCGTGCTGTCATTTGATGTGTCTAATGCTGCTGCAAACTCAACACCATTTTTATAGATCGATACGCCGATGAGCTCATTAGGCGCATTGAATGCTTCAAACGTTACTTGCCCGATGATCATTACTTGACCACCCCGCGCTCGTGCGCCAGCATCTGAAGATGCAAACTCCCCACCAATATCAATCGTCGCATTGAGTGGCGTTACATGTCGCCAAGCACCATTCTCGATTGTGAGACTTGCTCCTGATCGACCGGCCCTTACCATCGGGGCGTTATCAAGCCTGCCGCCAGACTGTTCGACACCTACTATGTTGCCAGGGAAAACGTTGCGTGTGCTTTGATTAGATCGAATTACACCGTTGTAGTGGACAAGAAATGTACGTCCGGTAGCAGAACCGCTGTACGTAACGCCGATGGTGAAAAGAGTACTTGAGGCTACCCCCGCGAATTGGCCGTCAAATGACGGGTTCCCGACTACCGGAACCACCTGTCCGTCCACTCGTATCATCGCATATTCGGTAGCGTGTAAGTGGTTAAGCGCACCGCCTTCAATGCTGTATGGCGCGCCCATACGGATATAACCGCCGTCTGATGCGTACATGTGGTCATTCGATGACGAACCAGCAGGGCCAGATTGACCAAATGTTATGTCAGACGCCGTAATCGCGCTCCCGGTGTCGAAGCAATACAGGCATGTGTAAGCCGCTCCTGCTGGATCAAGTCGCATTCCGGTGACACGAATACGAGCGCCACCCACAGCCGTAAATCCACGGCGAACAATTACGTCATTGCGGCTTGCGCCTGTGCCACGGAAGATAACGCCAACATTATTGTTATTATGTCCAACAACTGAGCCTGCGCAATAAATCTGCTCATCATAGACGCCTGATGCGATATGCACATAAGCGGTAAAGTTGTTCAGATCGAGATCGTTGTAGACAGCCTCTTTTGCACGACTAATGGTCTTGAAAGCACCGCCAGCCGTGTTGAGAAGGCCGCTATTGCTATCATTACCATCGGACCTGACATAATAGTTTGCGTCCGCTTTCAGCCTCCAACGAAGACCAAGCTTTATTTGAAACTGAGTTTCCTGCCCTGACTTTATGCGCGAGGGTGAAATATCCTCTAATTTGTACCAAGTACGACCATCACCTGACACAAAAGTTATACTGGAGCCATTTGGTTCATCAACGAATAGGCCACCCTGACCGTCTAAAATGTCTGTCCAGCCATTCAGTCGTATGGCATGTATTCCATCTGGAACTTCATAGCCTTCGACAGCAGTTTTTGTTGCATAGATAGGAACATTCCCCTGAGAAACCGCATCGTTTGCAGCATCTCTCGCTTGATCTCGGGCAACAATCGCCTCTGCCAGTGCCTGCTCCGCTTCCTCAACAATAATGCGTTCATCGCCATACGAAAGCATACGGAGCGTTGAGCCTGTATCAATACACAAAACAGCCATGCCAGGCTTAAGATATCCATTCGGAAGTGGCTGGCTCGTATTCGTCACCAAGGCACGGTTGATAGCACCGGAAACTGTTACAGCTCCGGTGTTTGCTTGCGTTACGTTCAGGACATATAGGACCTGATAAGCTGCTGATGGGATCGCAACTGACGACGACACAACAATGTTGTTGGCCGTTCCCTCATTCGCATTGTTAAGGCGAATTACTCGATTGTCAGGAAATGTTGACAAACCTTCAAGCAGCTTTTTGAGGGTATCGCGAATATCTGGCTTGTACGGATTGAACGGTCCTGATGCGGGCATTCCTTCAATCACGAAATCGCGGAAGATATCGTCAATAGTGCGAACAGTCATGCGATTGCTCCATGGCAATTAGCCCCGCCAGAGCAGGGAGGAATTATCTAGTTTGCTTTGATTATCAGGGTGTCGTTTTGATTGTGCTGGCCGAGTAAGTTCCAATTCGTCCCTTTTCCGTCCGCATTGCTAACTGAAATTCATATTCTGCTGCTGCGGAAAGGCCCGGCGTCGTGTAGGTCTCGGCATTGTTTGCAAGTGGACCGAACGTTGTCCACTCAGTGTCTGAGGTCTTTTTCCATCGAACCATATAGCTCAGAAGAAGGTTTCCCGTTGGCGGAAAACTTAGTTCAGCAACGGGTCCCGACTGAATTATTACATCAGGTGCGGATGGGATCGGCAGATCGTCATCAACGGTGCTGCTGTCCGATACCGGCGCAGTCCCCTCTTGGCTAACATCCCATTGGTATGCCGTCTGTGGCATTGATTGAACCTGAATGGTCGCTCCAAACAAAATACCGCCTTCTCCAAGAATGAACTTGAAATCAATCACCTCAAAGACGCTGTTGATCCCAAAAAGAGGGTACTGTATGCGCACAAACCGTTCGCCAAACGCTGCAAGGCCCATAAGATTAGTGTTGAACGTTCCGACCCAATTCGGATTTGCTCGAAACCATTCGAGTTTCATCAAACGCCGTGCCTGGCTGTGTGAAGGGGCCATATTGAACTGAACGTCCTTGGCCTCTTCACCACGTTCAGACACATCGTTTTCGTCAGCCCAAGGGTCTGCATCAGTGGACTGATAATCCTGATTTGGATCAAGAAATGTCGCACGGATGGTGTTCGCTGACGTCATCACATCGCGGCCACGACCAACCTCAGAAAAGCCCGTGATCGCGTCGGTCGTTAAAATAACTGATGGCTCGGCCCATGCGCCCACATCAAGGGTCAGTCCGCCGTCTGGTGTCGGAACCAGCCTACCGTCACAACATGCGAGCATCCGGCCCAAGACGTCAGCGGGTCGCTCATTAAGCTGATACGAGCCCCACAGACGATAGCGCGGCTCGGTTCCCCCTGCAGATATCGCAACGCCCTCGTTTGAACGATTGTATGCGGCCACCCAACCAGCCTGTGCGAGAGGCGTTGTGAAGAGACTTTCAGGCAGCCGCATTCCATCACGATGCGTCATGTAATCACGGATCACCGCTGCCGCCTTATCGTTCCACTCAGTCACGCCAGTTACAGGGTTTTTGACCAACGAAGTGCGAGCGACAACGCGATAATTGGTATTGATGCCGTTTGAAAACAGGCTGAGATAATACTCCTGCCCGACTGCGTACTGACATGCGAGAAGTGAAGCCACACCATCACCTCGATGGTCGTATGTCCATTCCGGAAAGTTTACCAGTAGCTCGTCATAGGAGGTTTCAGTAGACTGGCCCAATCGGCTTAGGATGCGCAGAAGCGGCGCGCCGGTTCCGCCTTGTCTGTAAGGCGTCGGTCCAATCGGGTATCCATCACCGTCGAGCGGAAGATAATTGTCATCAATCCAAAAGCTTTCTATCCCATCGAACGGCCCCTGTCCGAGTGCCAACACCTTATAGAAATTTCCGCTTTTCGTTTCAGCAAAGGCCCATGTGCCTGACATTTTCACACGACCGTAATGCCGGATACGCGGTGCTGTCGGCTGGCGCACCTGCTGTTGAACGTCTTCAGGCTTCGGCTGCGATGGCCTGAAGATAGACGATGCCAAATACGAAAGACCAAGAGACAGCGCCAAGCCGCCAAGGGTTGTGGATGCGAACATTGTGATGGCAGCAAGGCCGGTTTGCAAAGCTGCACCAATAGCACCGGTACCGATGATGCTTACAATGATGCCTGAAAGAGCTACCGGCATTGAATTCTCCAAGCTTTCCAGAGAGCATCAAGAGGCGCACCGATGAGGCCGCTTTCATCCCGTGAGAACCAAAGCGTTTCAGTTCGTATCGCGAGGCACATCCTGCCAGAACGAAGGATCAAACCGACATCTCCGATTTGCGGCGCATCGGTTTTTACGAAACCTACGAGTTTCATTGCCCGATTAACGATGACCGGGAACCCACCCCGTTCGATCAGAATGGCTGTCGCGTCAAATTCATCGCGATAAATCAAAGCAGCCTGCGCTAGTGGTGACAGACCTGTTTGAAGGTTGATCCAGCGATCAGCCGTAGAAGCGCAGTCGGTCTCGCTCCACCGGAAAGGCTTTTGTGCCTCGGCTGCAACAAAATCAGCGATGTGCATGGTTTGACCTTAGTAGTCTGGGTACTTGAAGGATTTGAACAGCAAAGAACCAACAAACTGGAAGAATTTATCCCCGTTGGATCTAGCTTGCTGATCGCGATCTGTATACCGGCCATAAGCTGGACGAGAACGGTTGAAGAAAGCGTTCTCAGCAGTCATTGAGATTGACTGGATTGCACCTTCAGTTCCTTGCATTTCCGTTCGGCTGATACGCGGTGGCTGCATAAACCCCCACCAGATCGGTGCGGGGTTTCCGAGTGGCTGCCATTCAGTATCGAACAGTTGGATCGAGATAACCACGATGCGCTGATCAACCTCATCGTTGGCATCAAGTGCCATGGCGAGAAAGTTCAGTGTTGCATCAGGCAAACCGCTCAATTGGAATGAAACGCTCTGTGCAGCAGTCGTAGATGACATTCCGATGCCATCAATCGATCCGTATCCATACATAGGCTCATAGATATTGCCGCCAGTTGGCAGTTTGGTGTTGCCGTTCCATACTCGCTTTGTCTCAGACGCAAAGCGGAACTCGACAAGCATATCCAGCCGAACTTCACCTTTCGAGAACTCAGCGAGTTGAGCTGATGTGAAAAATGACATCACACGTCCTCAATGAAATTCACGGTCGGAAAGCTCCAACGACCATAATCTAGTGGCAAATCCATCTCGCCATCTGTTGCGAGGCGCATACGACAAACAGGCCGATCAAACTCCATTTCACTGCCCGCAGAAGCGGCTTCACGCGCAGGCGGACGGAATGTAATGGTTGCCGTATTCTCGCCGGTCATCTGCAAGGTACGGATTCGATAGAGACGATCTTTGATGGAGAATACCTGACCAGGCTGCAGGTTGAACGCATTATGCATGGCTATATTCGCCGTCGTGCCACGCAATGGAATATTGCTTGTGAGGCGAACATCGATCAGTCGCGATTGATAGAGACCGCTATCAGCAAATGGGCTTCCATCAGAATGAGGAACGCCATCATGAACACTGTCCCAATCAGAGGAAAACGGCTGACAACGCATTGAATACGGCACGGCAACTGAATTCATCCGGCCTTCCAGCAACGCGTTCAATGCTCGCCATAAAGTGATGCTCTGGCAATTTACAACCGGTATACCGCCGTAACTTGCCTTCCATATTCCGGCGTCCGATGCGGCGACCTGACCAATACCAGATACGCTGGATGGCCCAGCAAGACTGCGAGGCGCGATGTCCATCATGAATTCACGCGGCGATAGAATGTTTATTGGCCAAAGAAATGGATTTGCCATTGATTACATCTTTCGTGACTGCGCATCTGCAATCATGCTCGGTAACCCGCTTTGGACCTGTTTCACTGCTAATGTGGCACCGGCCCTTGCTGCCTGCGTCCCCATCTGCGTGACCTGTGCCTTCACAACGCCGCCATCGTCGACAAAAACACCGGAAACCGATACCGCCACCTGTTGCGGGCGACCTGACATCAAATCTGAATTTTTGATAACAGTGCCACTCGTGCTCGGCACCATAAGTTCCGGGCCTCGTTCACCCACGATATAAGGACGATTGGAGGATACTGGCCCGCCATTGGCCCGAAATCCAAGCAAGCTACCCAAGCCGCCTAGTATTCCGCCACCGCCGCCAAAACCACCACTAATGAGGGCTTTGAAAGCATTGTTCATCAACATGGAGGAAAGCTGTTTCAGCAGATCGGCGACAACGTCCTTGACGGATTTTGATCCATCGATCAGACCCTGGAAGATATTAGTCATGGAATTTGCAACGCCATCTGCAAAGCGTTCCATTTCGGAGCCGGCTGATTTCAGGTTATCCTTGACCTTGGCAATCTTGCCGCCGCCACCGCCGCCTTTACCGCCTTTTCCACCACCGCCCCCGCCAATATCGTCAAGCTTCTCGCTGACGCCTCCGAGAGCGGTCGAGAAATCCGTTACTGCCGGTGTTGAGGCTTTGAAAGCTTCGCCGATTGCACCAATGGTGTCACGTGACATGATGCTTTCGATGTTTGCACGATGAGCCTCATTACTTTTGGCTAATTGATCGGCATAAGGATTGGCAATTTCGTCAATGCCGGTGCCAGATGTGAAGTCAACTTGCCCCAAGATCGGCTTGACGCCAAAAAACTCATCGAGAGAATTCAGCCAGCCCGCGACCTTATTGATATATTTCTCAATAATCGCACCAGCAGACTTTACCATATCGTTGGTCGCGCGAATTGCAGCATTTGCTGCGCCTACGGTAGCCGCACCAATGATGTTCGGGAAATTATTCCAGATGAACTTGATGTCTTCGAAGGCTGCTTGGAATGAATTGATAACGAGATTGGCCGCATCTTTTACAATGGCGACCACATCAACACCGATGGCCTTCTGGATTTCGTCGCGGAAGTGATAAATCGCAGTGACAGCTGCAACGATACCGACTGCCAATGCGCCTAGTGGATTGGCAGCTATTACAACGGTCAACAGGCGAACGGCACCAACTAGGCCCGTACCGATTGCCAACGTCAGGCTACCAACCGCAGACAATATCGCAGGTGAAAACGCCAGTGCCAGAGCACCACCCGCAACCGCTGCATATTCGGCCACGGTTGGCAGGTATTGAACAACACCCGCCATCGCACGTGTCCATTCTGCGAACTTATTGATGATCGCAGAAAGCATATCGACGAAACCCGCACTGATGAAGGCAATACCCACTGCCTTGATGGCTTGGGCGAGATTACGCATTGCATCATTGTAGCCGCGAAGCGATGCGGCTTTCTCTTCCGAGATAATGGCAGCTTTCGCCCCCAGCTCCTCAAATGCCTTACCACCATCGCGAAGCAAGGGAATAAGTGCGGTAGCATCACTGGCGATGGCTTCCATGTAGAAAGTCATGTCAGACTGGCTAACGCCCGCCTTTTCCAATGCATTATAATATGCCTGCAACGCATCCGGGCCAGACAGGTCCTTGAACGCATCCGCCGTCAAACCGACTTTCGGCGCGATATTTTCGAAGAAATCCTTCATCGCGCCACCACCGGTCTGCGCGAAATCACCAACCTTGTCGTTTACGTCCTTGAAGATATCTGAAAGCTTTTCACTCTCAATCTGCACAGACTTGGCAGCAAAGGCCCATTTCTGAAAATCTTCAATCCCGATCCCCGAAAGATCCGCAGACTTTTTCAAGCCGTCCATGTCGCCAGCGAGCTGATTGACGATAAGGCTCAGACTTCCAAGCGCACCTACCGCCGCTGTTGCCACGCCGATGAAGGTGGTTTTCAGAACGGCGGCAAACTTGTCGGCACTTCCCTGTGCTGATTTTAGCCCCTCACTGAATTGGGCCGTATCTATACCGAGATTAACGCGCAATGCGCCGATCACTGCATTGGTCATTGCCTATTTCCTTGTGAGGGCTGCCGTCCACCGGTGCGCAATGGAGATTTGCTCTGCAACCGTTTGCCGACGCTTTTGCTTTTTTGGTGATGTTTCCATCATGTCGGCAAGTTTCGGTAGTTTCTTGGATCTGGCTAAAGCTTCGATATGCCAGGCAAGCCATGCGTTTTCATTTCTCTCCCGGCGCAGACGACTGGCAACGCCATCGAGAACAACTGCAATCTCGCGCAGCGTGAGCCGCCAGAACAGGGATGCATCCTGTCCGGCTTCGACCCATGATTTAAGCAGCGAAAGCGGGTCTAACTCGCTTTCGCTTTCGGAGGGCGCGGTTCGTTTCCCTCCGATGGAAACGCAAGTTTAAAGGCTTCGCCAATAGTGTTCATCACAAGCGGAATATTAGTCGCGAGCCTGCCTGCCTGCTTTACGTCGATCTCTTCATGATGGTCCCGGAGTGCTGCCCAAATAACCTTCCGCACGGTGTCCATACGAAGGTTGGCGGCATCATTCAGCAGATCTCCAATTTTAGAAACCGGCATATCGAGTGCATCTTCCAGTTCACACAATGCGCTAACTGAGAAAGACAGCGTATATGTCTGGTCGCCCAAGATCAGGGCGACCTCACCACGTTTCGGATTTGCCATTTCGTTTTCCTTAAGCCGCGATTACATCAGCGGTTGGAGCACTGGTTGCAGAAGCGGTTCCGGCAGCATTCGTGCCAGTCACCGTCACCGTGATTTCCTTGCCTACATCACCAACAATCGGTGTGTATGTTCGTGACGTGCCGCCCGCGATATTGGTGCCAGCTGCCTTCCATTGATAAGTCAGCCCCGGCGATCCGCTCCATTCTCCTGCCCATGCCGTCAGGATCACACCGACCTGAGCCACCCCGGCGATAGCTGGAAGCGTGTCATTGACCGGTGCTGCCGCTGGCGTCGAAATTGTCGGGCCGGTGACGCGCCAAGTGACTGTTGCAGTCATTTTATCATCGGTCGGAACCGCAGGCTCATATCCGGATATCCAGCCCGAAAACTTCCACGTAACACCATTCGGGAACGTGATACGGCAACGTACACGCTCACCAGCCGTTTTGATTTCAGAAATCAGCAGATCCGATGTTGAGCCGGGAATGAAGTTTTGCTCAAAAGTAGCTTCTCCTGGATCAATAAGACCAGGCACAAATTCGCGGGTACGGTTTGGCGACTGCATATGTGTCGCATCGATCTCATCAACCGTATCGTTTGGCGGTGTAATGTCGATGATCTCTCCAACCGTAATCCACGACCCTTCATTATCGCGGCTGATGTCGAATATAGAGCCATAGCCAATCGAGGCCTGTGTCTCAGCCATGTCAGTTCTCCTGATGATGAATGATAAAATCAATGGATGTCCGGAAAAGTGTCGATACCTCTCCCGCATCCATTGCCGGGAGATCACGTTCAGAATCGATGAAAATACCCTGAAAAAGACCGCCTTTGTAACCAGACAAAACCGATTTCAAGGCACGAGCAGCTTTCTTTGAAGCACCAAACGTCAACGCATAGACGTCAATCTGGACTCTGTTTGACACATATCCGGACGGACCTTGCATGTGATAATCGGACAAACCAGAAATCACCTGCATCGTGATATAGGTCGGCTTGGTTCCCTGAGGCGCTCTACCCCAGTGGAAATTCGAGGCCGTGACAAGCGCCGTCAGGCTCGCAGCACCAAGCAGCAAAGCTGTTAGCTGTTCTTCCATGATAGTTATTTGCCTTTTGCGCGTCGCTTCGCGAGACGTTTTGCAGCCTTGAAGATTTCGCCACCAAGCTCAGTTTTTATGATTTCAAGCACCTGGTCTTTATTGCCGTCCCATGCCGGACGCATGAATGGCTGCGCTTCCTGATGCGCGTTGCCGAACTCGGATTGAATGGCCTGAGGTAATCCGCCAGCACCAACAAAGACTTCCGCAGAAGCCTTGTCATTCTTGAACATCTTACGGTGCATACGCGCCTGACGGCGAGTGAGTTTCGTGCCCACGCCGATGGAGATTTTCAACGCGCCGGTGCGTTTTGGCGCTGCCTGCTCGGCTTGATCGGCCATTGGTTGACCCGCCTTGCGCAAGACGCGCCGCAAAACAGCCCTGCCGGTTGATTTCGGCAGCATACCAAGTGCATCATCAAGATCACTCAGGCCGTCGATACTGACTGTCTTACTGACTTTCATCGTCTGCCCTCGCGATGGCGTCTATTTCCAAAGCAACACGGCGTCCGATCTCGCGCGGAGGTGCAACGATCTCGTATTCGCGCCCCTCATAGAGCAGGCGATCTTTAACCGTCACATCACCACGATACCGAATGTGGAATGTCATCACAGACGTGCCGTTGACCTGCGCTGCGGCAAACCGTTCACTGCCACGCTCGGGGCGTTGTTGCGCCCAGACAGTCGTAACATCATGCCAATCCACAATTGGCGCGTTGAATTCATCCCTGCCAATCTCACCAAATCGGCGGATAGTCAGGCGACGGTCGAGCTTTCCTGCACGCATGTCATAGATACCGTCGATTGTTGCAAAGAAGGGCGTCAACAGACACAAAAGTCGGCAATTGACCGATGCTGACACCGATCACTGTCTCTTCACGGTTTTCGTACCAGGCACCTATCAAAAGGAGCATGGCGCGAATGACGGTCGGGGCTGGGCTTTCGTTTCCAACCTTCAGACGAACTTTAACCCGTGAGCCGTTCTGTTTGTTTGGCCAGTTTTTTCCGGCTTTAAGGATGATACTTGCATCAAGTCCGTCGCTGCGAAGCTCGTAATCCGACGCGGGAAATGTTTCATCCGTGCCGCCAGGCGAAACATAGCTGATCGCCAGAACTTCCTTGACCGGCGCAACATCAATGCGTCGAAGATCCGAGAAATCGTCGCAATTAGCCTCGATTTCACATGGCGCAAAAAATTGACCGCAGATATTTTCGACATGATCACGTGCGGATGAAATCAGAAGGCGGAACAAATCATCATCAACATCCGGCGCGATACTGCCGTCATCGGCATAGTGCTCGGCGCGGCACTGTTGCCGCGCCATACCAAGCGTGACCGGCTCTTGTGAGACCGCAGTGACGACTTTTGGTGCGTACCACATTATCGCTGCTCGACTGCCTGATTGACCTGATCCGTGTTTTCAATCGCAGGCGGCTCAATAACGTGCATTGCGGCAGTCACCGAGTCCTTGAAGCTGGTCAGGGTTTCGACCTGCGAGACAAGCTCGGTCTCCCGCTCCGCAGACGTCAGCGCATCAGCCTTCAGCTGTTCGTTTTCAGCCAGAAGCGCAGCCCGCTCTTCGTCCCATTCCAGTTTGGTTTCCGGCTTCTTGCGCTCGACTGGCGGCGCTTCCTCGGCATAACCGGCCCGGATCAGGCGGTTCGCTTCCTTCTTGGAAAAATGCTCAGTCACATCGCCGGGATCGACGGTGAAGCCGGGTCCGGACATTCCAATCAACATTTTCAGTCGCATGATAGTTGCTCCATGGAGTGAGCGGACGCCATGAAGCGTCCGCCATGCTGAAAGGAAGGTGTTAGGCTGCTGCAGTGATGAGGTGCTTCACCGCAGCCGTATCGCCCAGTTCGCCATCAAGTCGAACGAGACCGAGCAGGCCGATATCCGGCGCAAAGCGTTCTTTCGCCACGAACATGACAATGCCGCCGACCTTGCGCACGAAATACTTGCCAAAATCACCGAAGATCATTGGCTTTGCACCGGCTGCAAGACTGGCCATGGCCTGATTGATGGAATAATTATAGCCGAGAATTGACCCCGGAACGCCCTTCTGAACGTCGCCTGCGCTCCATACATAACGGCCTTCACCGTCTTTGAGCTTACGCAACGCACCAAGTGTCGTGTCATTGAACATGAAACGAGTTTTGGGTGACTGGCGATATGCCGGATCAACCGAATGAACGAGGTCAATGATCTCATCATAGGTGATCGCGGCTTGCGCAGCCGCTGTTTTGCCGAGCGACGATGCGGTGACAATGCCGTTCGGGTCATTTGTACCTGTACCAACGGATAGTTCGGTATTGGCACGGCGACCAAGGCGCTGTCCAAGCAGATCGCCGAGCAGGGTTTCAAAGTTGAAAATCGAATCCTGCGCAAGCTCCCACGAGAACTTCACCCATTCAGTATCGTAGGCATATGCATTCAATGTTTTCTTGCCGAAAGTCGCATCACTGCCACCATCATCCGTAACGGCACCGGCCTCTGTATGCTTGGCAACCGGGACACTCGTGTCATCAACTGTCGGCAGATCGATTGGATTGCCGCTCGTCGTCGTCATGACTGTGCAGATATCTTCATCATACATTGGACCCCAAGCCTTCATCGAAACGATGATCTGATTGGAGAGTTCAGTAGGCACAGTGTATCCGCCAGCGGCAGGTACACCTGTCGTCTGCGCGCGATCTTCACGCGGAGCAACACCGGCCCGCAGTGCAGAGCGCTCTTCCGGTGAAAGTGCGGAAAGATCGCCCGCAGAGGCAACCCACTTCTGGAAGGCCTGACGATATTCAACGGGCTTCTCCGGATCATCTTCGCCGCGAGCTTCACCGTCACCAGGATTTGGGCGACGACGCGCGCGCGATTCTTCAGCGCGCTGTTCAGCGGCTGCCATGCGTTCTTCTCGCTTGATGTCACCCTCAACCTTATCGAAGTCAGCCATGATCGTATCATGACGCTGTTCAAGTTCGGCGGCGCGCGCATCATCGGTGTTCTTACGGATTTCATCGAGGGCCGAGCGGGCATCGGCAACCAGTTTTTCCCGCTTCTCTTGAAGCTGACGCAAAGTCATGTCTGTTCTCCTGAAAGATGATAAATTGCCCGCATCGCGGGTCTACGTCGGCAGCAAGCGGGATGCTGGACTACCTACCTCCGGCATAGCCGGGTGAAACTCATGTGATTTTACGGAAACGCTGTTCCGCGACGGCAGCGCGGGCAGAAATTCGGGCACTTGCTGATCGGAAGTTTTGCTCGCGAACCTGTTTGCGGGCTTCATCTCGCGACCGAAGGGCTACGGATGTGCCGTCATAGGCAGGATCAGAAACCACAGAAACCTCATAAAGCTTAAGTTCCTGAATGGTTCGCGTCGGCGGATCGGTCGTTTCGTCCCAGACCTGTTTCGTTGCAGAAAAGCTGAATGACATACCGGTGATGTCCCCGCGTTCAACAAGTGTGCGTACATCCCGGCCATCCGTGGTGTCTGGCAGATCAATTTCAACCGCCAATCCCTTGCTGTCTTCGGACAAACGAAGGGTATTGGCTGATACGCGACCCAGAACACGGCCCCGATCATGATCAAAGTAGGCACGAACATCGGATGTTTTCAGGGTTTCCGTGAATGCGCCACGCGCAATAACCTCACTAAAATAGCCGCCGATGTCTGCGGCTTCACCGAATACTGCGGCGTAGCCGGTCAAGGTCATCTTATCGCCATCGGCCCGGCGTTCGACTGGCAATACCAAGGATCGGATTTCTGAATCTGGCACCTTATTCGGCATTGCTATCTCCATTTGGTGGTGCGGTAAGTGTTGGTTGCGTTCCGAGCGGCACAGTTGCGCCCTGCACTAACAAATCGTCAGCTGCAGGGTTGTCGTGCTTGGGACGATTTTCGAGTGCTCGCGCTTCGTTCGGTGTCAGCTGAGCTGTCTGGATGGCGCGCGCAATGCCGTCGATACGGCTCTTGAAATCACCGCGCATCAGGCCGTCAAGGTTGTGTTCAACGCTACGACCTTCGCGCTCTTTGCCGCGACCAAAGACCTTCAACGTGAATTCGTTCTCGAAAACTTCAGCCCATTGCCCGATCAAATGCTTGATAAGATGCAGATCCTGCTGCTCGACATTGGCGAAGGTGCCTTTACTCAAATCCTGAAGGAATACGGGTGGGATCTGCCACACACGGGCGAACTCCTGAATCTGAAACAACCGGGCATCAGTCATCTGCCCCTTGGCTGGATCAATGCCGACCGGCGTTAGCTTATAACCACCCGGAATAGGCGTAATCGGTTTTCCGGTTCGCTTGGCATCGTCAATTGCGCGGGTAACATCCGAGATCGCCCGGTTCATTGCCGCTGGACCTGCTGGTAATGGCCCTTCAAGCGCCAGCGGCGGGACGCCACCGCCCGCAAAAAAGGTTGAACCGTAATCATTCATGGCAAGTGCCAACTGGATCGCTTTTGCGCCAAGGTTGATTGGCCCATAATGATTAAGCTGATCGCGTTTCAGCATGAATGGGACGTCAATAACTTCCGATGCTGGATAGGTTTTACCGTCATAGATGTAGACTTTGCGACCGCCAATGCGCTTGATCGACACCTTTGAAGGTGTCATTGGCCAAAGATTGACCAACTCTTCGGCGCGACGTTCGATCCAGGCAAGTCCACGGCCACCCGTAAAAACTTGCTGCCAGAAATATCGCCGCCCGTCGACGGCACTTGTTTCATCGTTCCAGGCATCATGGATAACATCGGCAGCATTGCCAGAAAGCTTCTCTTTCGTGCCTGCCTTCACTTGGTAGGCATGAAGCGGCAACGATGCGAGTGTGCGCGACAGAAATGCCACCGCTGCCGCAACGGCTGGCACGGTGAGCGCCGTGTCAATCGTAACGTTCGGCAAATTCACCCCATCCAGACCAAAGAACGACATGAATTCTGTCGTCTGACTGACTGGTACGGTTGGGTTTTCAATGGAGGAGCGCGTTTCCGCCTTACCCCCGAAGCCAAAGAACTTCATTTTTTCCCCAGACTAAATTCGGGATCATCCCATGGTGAAGCGGCTTGATCTTCGACAACCATGGCTAGGCCCAACCCCATGACGGTGGCGACCACGCCGTCGATCTTGTCGAGTGAGTTCTTTTTGTCGGGCACATAATTAAGGTTGGCGTCGAACCGGACCGTCGAATGCCCAAACATCCATGCAAGAACCGGGTGCCCGCCATGCTCAACCTTCGCCGCGAAGATCAGTCGTTCCAGTTCTTTTGTTGGACCGGATAGCGTCTGATGGCCTTGGCGCATTTCAACTTGCAGATCTGCATCCATGCCATCGTGCTGCAGGTCGCCTGCAAGCTTTCGCGCATTCCAAGGATCGAAGCCGAAAGACTGAATATCAAACTGCGCAAAAGCATCCTTGATAGCTTCCTGCACAAATGCTTGGTCGACTGAATCGCCGGGAGTGGTCCGCAACGCACCTTCCCTAACCCATTTTTTCCAATCAACCCGCTTATCCTGCTCCGCGCGCTCATCAAGCGTGGCCTCTGGCACCCAAAATATCGGGAGTATCAGCCATTTTTCGTGAATATCGTCGGGGGGAAACACAATAACCAGAGCGGTTAAATCTCGCGTGGATGATACGTCACAAGCGAGATAACCCTTACGACCCTTATGTTCTGACCAGAGCTTTGGCCAAGACCGTGGATCGGCAGCGCATGCCGCCCATTTCGTGCGCGGTATCCAGCCTGACAGCTGGTCGACCCAACGATTGAGGTGGTAGCATTGGAAAACCGCCTCCTGCGCGGGCCTTCCTTTCGCCTTTTTGAATTCGGTACGGAGATAATCCAGTGTCGGTGTGAGGCCAAGACTGGGGTTTGCCTTCCGCCAATTCTCCTCATCGGCCCAATCGTCATCCTCTTCAATACCAAAGAAGACTACCAGTGTGGTCGGATCATCAATCTCGCCTCGCATAATGGCGATAGATTCTTCGAACCATTCGAAGCCGGTGCGGTTCTGTTTTCGACCCGCCGTAGAGGCATAAAGCTCAATTGGTTGCAGTCTTGCGCCGGTTCCCTGCCGCAGCGTGTCGGCAACTTCACGGGTTTTCCATTCGTGGATCTCATCGCCGACAATGACTGTCGGGGAACGCCCATGTTTTCCATCCGGCGAGCCGGTCAGAAGCTGACAAAGTGATGTGGTTTCACGAAGGAAGATCGATTTATCATGCAGGGAAATGCGTTCATTACCCTGCGCATCTTCCAGAAGCCCATTAGCTTCCCGGATGATGTCTTGCATTTTCCCGAACGGGACGCGTCCCTGTTCTTCGTTGCGCCCGAACACGTAAGCTTCCGCGCCGTTGACCTTCTCCAGGACGAAAAACAGGACGCCGAGGGCGGCGAGAAACTCAGACTTTCCGTTCTTGCGCGGTATCCACAGATCAAGCCGCTTGAATACCCGCACATGCTCAATGCTCGGTTTATGTGTTGCCGGGTCGATAACCTCAATCGGCTTTTTCCAACCAACAAGCAGGCGGACCGTGATTTCCTGCCACTTGACCAGGCGAAAGGAAATGCCCTTGAAGCGATCGTTCGTAAGCCGAAATATTTTCGGCCAAGCTGCTACAACCTTGTCGCCTTTAGCCTGGTCAAACCACGCACCCGGAACGCTTGCGGCTCGCTTCCAGCCCGATATTGCCCAAGCATATGATGGGTCGCTGGCGACTTCTGCCAGCCATGGCGGAAGATCATAAGCAACCCAGCCGTCAGTTTGGTCTGGTTCCGGGCGGTGGGCTGTCTGCCCCATTCATCAACCCCATCGGATCAGCGTCCGTCTCATCATCAGGCGTTGGCCGTTGCGCACCTGATTGTGGATGTGTTCCACCAAGCGGCAATCGACCCTGCCCGGCATTGAAAGATTCTGCCCGGATAAGATCCTGATCACGCATCGGCGTGAACCCGAACTCAGCATCCAGAAGACGAAGCGCTGTTTCAGCTTTCGCCATGAAATCAATATTTGGATGCGTGCGATACACGAACTCGCCATCACCCTTCTTGACCCTGATGGTCACGCCACCTTTCGGCAAATCCCGCCGCAACTGGTCAGCGCAATCGAAGAATTGCTGCATCCACCAGCAATAGCGGGCGAGAGCGCCGCGGTATGCTGGACGCCTGCGCCCGTGCTTTACCATGATGTCGGAAAGCTCTTTCCAGAGCCGAATTGCATATGCCCAATAGGCTGGCGCTTTCGAAAACTCAGCAGGTACCGGAAATGGGTCAGCATCCGTGCCCGACTTTTCCGCTGCCGTCGCGATGGCTTCCAGTTCCTGCTCGACTTTTCGCTTGCGTCGACCGGGATAGCCCTTCGCTTTCTGCAATTCTGGATCGTCCTTACGCCGTCCCATGTGAAAGACCGCCTGTCTGGCACTCGTCAAAAGTGCTCAAAAAAAAAGATATCGCCCGAAAATATCGCGCCGATTTTTTGGTTGTGAGGCCGCCGGTCGGGAATCCATTTTCAAAAATTTCACACCCACCCCCTCACCCTCTGGCATGCTCGACCCACCCACGACTTAAGTGCTTCGCGGTTTCACTGGTCAGCCAGAGTTCAGACAGCGGAATGCGACCTGCAGCGTACATTCGTTCCAGCGATTGCTTGATGCTGTCGTGATGCCATTTGCAGCACGATTGCCACATGCCACTGTTCCAGAACTTTTCGGGATCGCCGTGATGCGGGTCGACGTGGTCAACAATCGTGGCAGCTTCTATCCGCCCGATGGCTTCACAACCAATGCAGATCGGTGAACGGGCAAGGAATGTCAGACGTGCCTTTGCCCATCTATGATTATAACCGCGCTCACTCGCGCTACCACGCCACCTGTCCGCCTGACGTTTTTGCTCTTGGCGAGTTGGTGCACCGGTTGGACGAAACTGCTTAGGTCGCTTCATACAAATAGAGCGCCTCGAAGGGCGCTCAGTGTGTTGGTGAATTTCAGACATAGCTTACGCTCTGGCCCTGAATCGGTGTCTCGTGATTGAGACCGTCAGGCCGGGGTCCGAGCGTGGACACCTCAGGAGCTTGGCTCCCCACGTGCTACCGTGTATCGAGGATCACTATCTAAACCGGATCATCCAGAAACCGATTTGAGTCAGAGCGGAGAAAGAAAAGCAAGTGGCATAATCATCGGCGTGGGCTGCCCGAAGATCTTGATTTCAACAACAGCAACTCCTTTTCCCTTGCCGCCACCAGACACCAGTTCCCCTTCGATACCTGCAAACACTCCCTCGCGGATCCGTACCCGTTTTACACCTACAAACGCAGCGTGTGGTACTTCATAGTCGAATTCACCTTTTTCCGCTTTGTTATTGAATTCGTTAATTTTTATTGCATTAACCATATAGGGTTTTTCATATCCTCCGAGGATTGAAACAACATGCTCGAAACCTAATAAAGCAGCATAGTTTTCGTTGTTCATCACCACTCGAACCAGCACATATCCGATCATAACCGGTTCCTGTTTTGGAGGAATTTCACGTCCCTGCCGTCTGATCTTCGGCCCCATCTTCATTGGTGAAAGAACTTCGATATCCACAGCTTTGAGCGCTTCTTTTACGCAAAGTTCACGTCCTGTCATGACGCGAAGCACTAACCAAGGCGAATCACTACCAGCGCGAATAGCGGCCTTTTCGATTGCAGCACGCCTGCGCTTACGCTCGCCCATGAAGCGATCCAGCTTCGCGTAGCAACGGGAAAGGTCGATCTGCTCTGCCTGCTCAGTGAGATTCCTATTTGCCATCATCACCAATTCCCCTCAAAGCTGTTTCGAATTCATTCACCCCATCTGGACCACCTGCCGGGAAATAGACCCATTCGAGCCAGTCTGGAGTTGGATACCAACGCCAACCCCGATCGGCGTGATAGGCCTGCCACGCAAGCCACTGGTCACTTCCGACACGAACGGGCTGCATGAGTTCACAAATCGGGTTGTAGCGTGCCGATACCGCCGTTGACCGGCCTGACGATGCACGCTCGAACAATCCTTCGACCGATCCCCAACCCTGTTTCGCCAGCTTCTCGCGGTAGATTTCGTTCTCGCTACGCTCACCGCGCTGGATCTGGCCACGTTCGAAAGCAGTCGGTGCTGAAATCATCCCCGGTGAAACCGTCAGGAAATTGCGATAAACCTCGACACCGAACAGCTTCCCAAAAGGCTTCGCTTCAAGGCGAGCTGGCGGATCAGCCGGTTTGTCTGCCGCTTCCAGAACTTCCACAGGCAAATCACGCCATTTGCGGTCACGGAAATAGATACCAAGCGTACAAATTCCCTTTTTTCGACAATGATTGGCGTAAACCTCCGATCTGTTCTCAGCTTCAGACCGTTCTGTGTCTGACAGCGCTGCGAATTGCTGCACGGTCCATTCAGTCGGTGAACCAGCCCAATTTGGCCATGATGTCCGCTCTGCGATACGCTTCACCCGACGTTCGAACTTGGCCGGATCGTCCTGAGACTGGCTGATCTGGGTTTTCTTTTCGCTCGCGCCTCTCTCAGATGGATTGGTGTTTGGAATGTTTACTGGACTGGTCTTATCTTGGTGGACCTGCTCCACCACCTTTTCACCCTCAATTCCACCACCTTCGGATACGAAATCCACCGCGTTTGATGTCTGAGAAGGTGGTGGAATTGCTCCACCACCTTGAACGTTGTCGGATGGCGGACATGCCGCCACCAAATCGCGTTCTGGCCAGCGTGCTGCATATTCCTGCCGCTTCCACTTCTGTCCGCGATAACCGTGCAACGAGATAGCAATCCAACCCGCATCACGCGCAGAGGACAGGTGTTTCAAAACAGTCTTCTTATCGAAGCCACTGTAACGACAAATATCAGCTACGGTGGGATAGCAGCTTTCACCGAATTCGTTCATGAACATACCAAGGGTATGTAAAACGGCCTTCGTTGTTGCTGGTAAGCTAGACGAGGCGAACGCATGCCGCCAAGACCAAGCCCGCCTTGTATTATCTTGCGGTTCAGTCATCGGTTCCCGGACCTCGTACAAACGGCCAGTCGCATTTAAGTTGTTTGCGTGCCTGTGATACTTCAGTTGCCGTGGCGATAGGCAGTGCGCAGAAGCAACGACCATCATAGTTATCGCTTACATTGAGAAGCCCATATTGCCCCAACAGAAGCAGGTCTCGATGAGTGACACCTATGCTGTTGCGATCGATCTGCTTCATCAGCAAATTCAGATCGATTATCGCACCACCGGAAGAACACTCGTCAGCTATAAGTATCAATGCCACTCGTTCGGATGCTGACGATGACGAGCGAACATTCTTTGCTGCATTAAGCGCGAAATCGAGATTGTTGATGCTACCAATAGCCATGAAGATATCTCCTGTTTGATAAGGTGGAATCACTGACGGAGGCGTCAGCTGAGCCATCATGTCCAACGTACGGGAGAATTCGAAGGGCCTTCATTCTGCGGCCTCCTGATAGGCAGACACGCCATGGTGGGCGGGCTGCTTCGATGCACGCAGTTCTGAAAGCTTACGCTGATACTCAGCCTCATCAAATAGTGCATCCATGAGGCGCAAATGATGGTGCCTGCCTGTCAACGCACCTGCATCACGCTGCGCCTGACAGACCGCACTTGAAAGCGACTGGATGCTATTCACGCCACCCTCAAACAGATTTCCAAACCTGTTAACAAGGCGGCGAACGCAGGTAGCCGCCGCATCGCGGCTGGGCAAAAGCCAGCTCGAAGGTGTCAGAACATAGCCGCTGCTTTCATGGATGAGGATAAATCCACTCGTTACATGCTCGCCCGGCTGCGAGCCCTTTTTACCGCCGTCAATCCAGCGTGCCATCGCTTGATCAGTTTTCAGTTCGTCAGCGATTTCATGCGCAACGATAGCCAGCCCATTGCTGACATATCCCTGTGTGATGCGCCGACCAGTGGATCTGGTTGCATCGCGCACGCTGACAGACTGGCGAATAAGCATATCGCTCATGCGTCACCCCCGTCATTTTGTGTAAGAAGAAGAAGCGTTTGACGTGCTTGATTGAGAGCCAGATTGACCAGTTCGCCATTGCGGCGCGTCTGGTTCATGGCGGCGTAAAAGCACGTGAGATATTCGGAGCCAGCCTCAAAACAGTGGTCAGAGCATGTGCGTTCTAAGAATGGCTGATACTGGATCATGATGCGGATAGGGCACACGAGCAGTACCAATGCGCGGTCGGCATCATTTGCAGCACTGATCATGACCTGCAAAATTGGCAGTATATTATCGTTCATTCCGCAGATCAGCTTCGGGCTTGCGATCACAGTAATCCCTCCTGACGAGGGACTGCAGTCACCGGAGCGGGCGAAACTAACAGATCAGACTGGGCGTAAGCCTTGCGAATCCTGTCGCAGGCAATCTCGAAGTAAGGTTCATGGCGCTCAACGCCGATAAATGAGCGACCTGCCTTCACACATGCAACGCCGGTCGAACCACTACCCATGAAGGGATCAAGAACGATCTGGCCCGCGACGTTGCAGATTATCTTCGACATTACCGCCAGCGGCTTGACGGTTGGGTGCCCGATATCGGCATCCTGTCCATTAGTCGCGATTATAAAGCGCTTTTTCTGTTGCAGCTCGCCGACCGGATGGAATTTAGCATTCCAGGCATGCACGTATATTTCCGTATCCGGGCGATAGTGGCGGTTTGCGAGTGGCAGGGCGTTAGTCTTAATCCATGGCACGATCGCGTATCGCTCAAACTGTGCAGCAAGATACGGCAACAACTCTGCCCATTGGTCATTATGGGCAAAGAAGACGACAGATCCGAATTGTTCGCTTGTGAACAACGTATGATCAAAGCCTTGATCTAGGCCCGCCGCTGTTATTTGCTCCATGTTCTGGCGCTTTGATCGTAGCTGTCCGCCGCCAGAAGTATCGAACTTGTACGGCGGATCCGTCACAAGCGCGTCGACTTTTCCGAGCACCGGCACGACATCGCTGCAGTCACCGAGATAGAGTGTGCAATCGCCGATAACGACCTTGCGTTTCCAAGGATCGCGCTTCGGCCAGTGAGTATCACCGCGCTCGCGTTTAACTTGAATTGCAAGGTCATAGCATTTCTTGGAATCGTCGACTGGATCGTATTCACGCATGTCAGCGCTTCCCTGCAAACTAAATGATGTAAATGAGGAAAGCTGCGACCGGCGTTTCAGCCAGCACAGCCAGAAGGATAATCAGAAGAGCTTCGCGAGAGGTGCGCCGACAGGTCATTTCTCGGACCTCAATGAACGCAATTTCCGTCCCATTTTGAACCGCTTGGCGCGGTATGCACTGACACCGTAGAGAACAGTGGTATGGTCGCGGCCGCTCACAAGGTCGCCAATTCGTTTGGATGACAGGTTCGTTAGTCGGTAAGCCCAATAGTAAATCGCCTGCCTTGCGAGGATCAGATTAGGCTTGCGGGAATCCGATGCGATGCTGCGCGGCGTAACTCGAAACGCACGGCAAATACGACCCATGATAATCTGGAATGACGGGCGATATTGGCCCCGCGGATTTTGCAGACAATCGATAATTTCCCGAACATCGCTATCGGATAGACGATTTTCCGTTTCAAGCGTTTCAGGATCCGGCTTTTTCGGTGCTTTGACTATTGCAGGTGCAACCAATTCCGGCACTGTCGCAACAACTGGTACAGGAAGCGCAACAATCTGCGCTTCCTGCTTTTCGCTCTCTTCCTTTGCCCGCCGCGCCAGATCAGCGGCACTGACAGACAGCGTTCCACCGCGCGCAAGGATCGCGGCAGCAGTTTTCGGATTGCTTTCGGTGCGGCGGGCAGAGGCGACAAACATTAGCGTTCTGCCGAGCCTTCGAAGAATGGAAGGCCAGTTTTTTCAGCAGCTTCAGCGAGGTCACGCTGTACCTGTTCGCGCAGCACATTCTCCCAACGGTAAAGCTGATAGAACCAGACAATATTACCGCCCTTGATGCGATAGCGCAGGCGAGCCGGAATTCGAACCTTGTCACCATCGACGAATGCTGGAACGGAAATTAGGAACACGCCCGGAATCACAACCGGCTCACCCTTTGCGTTCTGATGCTCTTCCTTGAACTCGACCGTTCGCTCACCAGATTGTAGGCGCGTGCCCTGCTTCACCGTTGCACTGACAAACACTTCCAGATGGCGGGCCAGCATGACCAGCTCGGAGGGTGTTGCTACCTTTTCATTGAACAGGCGCTCGCATTCAGTGCGCTCACCATCGGTCGGTGCTGACAGTTCGATAGAATGCTCTTCGAGGAACAAAGCAAAATCAGCTTGCTCCATTGGCTGGGCATCATTCTTGACCCATGCCGAAAATTCCTCGGTGATAGGAAACGCGTACTCAATTCGATGCTCGCCGAAGCGCGGTTCATTATCGAGATCATGATAATCAATGATCGATGTGAGCTTTGGATTGGGCCAGCTGGCTTTGCCGAAAATGACTGAGCCATCATCCTTGTGACGGTTCGTGAGATCAATGAAGCTTGCCAGCACATCGGTATGTGCGGTACCGCGGCGGCGCTCTGGCGCAATGCGATGCTCTTCAAGCAGGGTTTTGACAGAAGCGAACTTCTGATTGTTGCGATCAAACGCCAGTGGCACTTCGTCGGCTAAGCCCTTGGCCAAACCTTTTGTGGAAACGCTGACGATTTCCGGGTCACTGGCCTTATTGGCCAGCCCGGTTAGTGTGAGAATTGCGGCATTGAGGCCGACAAAGGATTTCGTATCTTCCATGATTTTGGTCTCCGGTTAAAAAAGATCAGCCTTCAGCGGCGGCGCTTGGCGTCGGCCCGGCGTCACGAAGGAACATGTCAACTTGGCTTGGATGCTCGATGCTTAGTGCACCGTCCAAAGACCAGAACGGTGTTTTCATGAACTTGGCGGTATCGGGCAGCTTGACCTTGACCTTTGGATCAATGTCGATACGGCCCAGCTCATAGTTAAAATCGATGGTCACGGTCATCGTGGCCTTGCCCTTGTCGCCGGGCATGTTTTCCAATGCCTCGATGGCAAGCGCCATTTCTTCATCAAGCTTGCGCGTGAAATCACCACGCGAAAGCAGTCCGAGCATTTCCCGGAACGAACGCATAACCCGGCTCATTGAAGTCCTCCTAAGACTGTGGGTGTTTGCTTTTTGGTAAGCCGTGAACCCGCCTCGACAGAACGGCGCGCAATGCGGTCAGCCTGATCTGGAAAGCGGGAAACGAGTTGCAGCGAGCGGTCGCAGCCAAAGCGAGTAAATGGATGCCGCCAGCGCAGCGGCTGCGGCTTACCTGTTTCATCGATGATGAAAAATTTGAAGATTTGCGATCCGGTCATTCGTTGACCTCACGTGCCTCAGCCGCAGCAAGTCGGCCATCAATGTCAGCATGGATTTTTGCAATCTGGCGGGAAATCTTGCGCAATTGCTGCGCTTCGGATGGCGAGAGAAAGCCGTCTGCTTTTGCGCGCACGGTTTCGACCATCATATTTCCGGTTAATTCGACCAGATCGGCATTGAGCGCAGACAGGCAGGACGAAATCGAGTTACTAACGACCGACCCGCCAACCTCAAGGCCTAGAAACTCAACCATGATGCCCGAAACAATCGGGCGACCGACATAGCCCTCAAGGGCCATAACGACCGGCGTCGGCATCGTGTCGCGATCAACACCGCCATACCATCGCCCAACCTGACTTTTTGAAATTGCGAATTTCTCAACCACGCGGCGACTACCGCCATACGCGTCAATCAAATCTGTCTGCGCTGCCAAAACACGCAAACGCCAGCGTTCTGTAAATTCACGAGGTTCGATGTCAGCCATAGCGCGCAATCCTCAAGACAAAGCTTTCCCGCGCCGGGAAAACCCAGCGTCGTTTCCCGTGGTGGGAAGGTCAAAAATTTGAGAGTTTCAGACTGCTCTGATTATGGAGGCAGCAATGCAGGCACAGGAATATAGCGGCAAGCGCACCGCAGCCGGAGGGAACGACGCGCTTGCCAACCACCATGGCGCATGGCCTCATGCAACTGTGAAAAAACAGGAGAATCATGAGCGTGGCGGGGGAAGATGTTACGAATTGGATGCAGATAATCACTCTTATGGCTGCCGTATTCGCCGCAATCGGAGCTATCACATCTGCTATTATTGGATGGCGACAATATCGGCTGATGAAGCTCAGCAATCAGCGAAAAAAACCAAACATCCACTGCCTGGCAGCGCCTCTTGTAAGCCAGCCAAACTGGATGCAACTGGATGCGGAAATCAAAAATTTTTCCGAGTTTCCGCTCGATATTGTTGGGGTACAAATAATACGACCAAAGGACGCGCTTCTTATCAATCGCAGAGAGGCACTTGGACACGACAGTATGAATGGCCCTCTTCTGAAAAATCCATTGCCACAAGTGAATTTGAAAACGCATACACCGGTGGACATCACATTGAAGCCAACGGGTGTCAGACCCACCATGCACGATTATGGAGATACAGCCACAGTCACTGTTTTCGCCAATATCTCTCAATCGTCGTTCCAAAATCGGTCTTCGATTCGAGTAAGTCTTCGATGGAGAGACGAAAGAGCGAAAATATTCACCATGGACGCCACGATCACGATGACCGACAGCGAGAATGTTGCGATTGTTTGAGCGAAAATAAGATTTTCGTCCATAAAACCATCCTGACTTTTCAAAGGAAATCATCGAACCGCCTCCCCGGAAATAGGCGCTGGAGCGCAGACAGCCGGAGAGCGCTGCGCCCCAGCTTCGCCCGATGGGAGGACTTCAGGCGAATTAGAATTGAATTGTGGACGAGGAATATTCGACGGCCAATGAGCACCGTCAGGCCAGTGAGCGGATAGCCAGAGAATTGCAGCATTAAAGCGCGAGACGGTTATGTCTGCGCCAGAGCGCATGGCACTAACCTTCTTCGAATCCGAAAACATCCGGCCGCTCAGCGTTTTGTCGCTGCAGCCGGTGACCAATTCATACTGATCCACAAGGGTCATAAGATGACGAATATCGAGCAT